TTATTTGCCAAACATGACGATTGCACCGATGATACCACTCACAAGCAAAGTGCAGATACAGGTGATAACTGCAACTTTGATAGAGTTCACATTGCTGGCAATCTGCTTGTACGGTTTGTTCTCAGCCTCATTGACCTTTTCCGACAACTTACGCTCGGTTTCCTGCCAAGCTTTCGCCTGTGCATCGACTTTACTGTTTGTGTCGTCCACCTTCGTTTCAATGTTGCTGACACGCTGTGCAATAAGCTCGACAGAAGTAGCAATCTTGTAGATGGCTTTCTGTTCGCTTTGGATTTCCTTCAGCTCATTTTCCAGATTATCAATTCTATGCGTATTGGACTTACATCTCTGTTCCGTCTCAATGAGCATAACAGTTTCCTGGTCAGTCATATGAGCA